AATTACTATTGTAAATATTACAGGAAATACTTGGGTTGCTTCAGGAGTTATGAGTGCTTCAAATGCAAGTGAAACTTATATTACTTCTGGAACAAAGGCATTGAGTGGTGTTTTAACACAAGTAAGATTAACAACAGTAAATGGCACAGATACATTTGACGCTGGCTCAATAAATATTTTATACGAATAGGAAATAATATGGCATCATTAGTCATTTCGGGCGATACCTCAGGTACCGCAACACTTCAAGCCCAAGCAGTTGCTGGGAATACCACGCTTACTTTACCCACTACTAGTGGTAATGTTGTTGTAGACACAGCAACTCAAACACTAACCAATAAAACAATTACAAGCCCTACCATTACAACTCCTGTTATTAATTCAGCTACATTTAATCCAAGTGGTTCTGCGCCAGTTTTTGCTGCAAGAGCATGGGTGAATTTTGATGGTACTAGAGATAGTTCAGGTGCAACGACTGCTGCATTCACAAATAGATTTATTTATGCTAGTGGTAATGTAACATCAGTATTAAAAACTGCTACAGGTACTTATACAATTACATTTACAACAGCTATGCCTAGTGCAAATTATGCTGTAGTAACAACTGGAACGGCTACAGCTAGTGTTTATACTACAAGTGGTCCTGTAGAAGCTACATTAGCAGCAGGGAGTTTTCAAATGAAACAAGGTTCAGGTGATACTGGTGCTGAATCTGACAGAACTTATAATAGTGCAGTAGTTTTTGCATAATAAATAAAGACAAATAAGGAAAAATTATGCCACTTATATTAGATGGAACAAATGGAGAAACATATCCATCATGGACTACTGCTACAAGACCATCTTCTCCTTCAGTTGGGCAAGTTGGATTTAATTCAACTTTAAGCGTATTAGAAAGTTACAATGGAGCCGCATGGGTGGCTGGTGGATTACCAAATCCAAGCACATCTACTAATGTTTTAAAGTCAAATGGAACTGATTGGGTAAGCGGGGCTTTTCCTTGGGTAGTAACAACTGTAGGTACGAATATAACTACAACACCATCATCTTACACTATTCCAGCAAATGCAATTATGGTAATAGGAACTGGTCTTCACCAAATGGGTAGTAATAACGGATCACGTATATCTGTAAACATAAAAAACAGCTCTGGCACTACTTTATTTACATATGCTTTAACTGGCGGTAATGAAGTTCCAGGTGGTGATGGTGGCTCTGGTATGAGTACCAGAAGCGGATGGATGGTACCAGTTCCATCATCAGCGGCTGGAGGAACATTAGAATTCCAAAGAACAAGTGGTAGTGGTAGTTTTACAATAACTATTAATCAAGTTATTACATCTGCATAATGCCAATTATAACCAATTCAAATCTTGGAAACTACTTTCCATCTTGGACTACAGGCACAAGACCATCTAATCCAGGAAATGGACAAACTGGATTTAATTCTACATTAAATTCAATTGAAGTTTATAACGGAACTTCTTGGGTTGTTGGAGGATTACCTGCACCAAGCACATCTGGAAATGTTTTAATGTCAAATGGAACAAGCTGGAATAGTAGTGGTTTTTGGAATGTAACAACCGTAGGCTCATCTAGTACGCTTACAAGCGGCACTACAACATATACCTTGCCTACTGGAGCTATGCTTGTTACTGGAACATGCTTTCACCCTATGGGTAGTAGTAAAGGATCTCGCTTAGCTGTCAACATTAAAAATAGTGGAGGCACAACATTATTCACTTATAATTTGACTGGTGGCAATGAAAATAATGGTACTAGTGGTGCTGGTGGGGCAAATTTGTCAGCTCGTGGAGACTGGGCTGTTGCTATACCATCTGCAGCTCAGGGTGGGACATTAGATTTTTTTAGAAGTATTGGAGGTAATTCACTTACCTTAACTATTAATCAAGTTATAACATACGGATAATTATATGAATATGGAAAAAATAACAAGCATGTTTTTCCCAGTTATTGTTTTAGCAATAGCTTGGTTATTTACATCTTTAGCTTATGCTGATACAACTACAATAAACCAAAAAGGCATGCCAGTTCCTTCTGCTATGGCTCCTAGTATGTCAGCGTTTTCACAAGATGTTTGTGCGGTGCCTATCAGTGCAGCTGGAAATTTAGGCTTTATATCCTTGTCTGGCGGTACTGTTTTACTTGATGAGAATTGCGTCAAAATTAAATTAGCAAAAACATTAAATGATTTAGGGCTTAAAGTGGCTGCCGTATCTGTATTATGCCAAGACCCTAAAGTATGGGACGCTATGGAGATGAGTGGTTCGCCTTGTCCTATGGGTGGTGCCGTAGGGTATACCGCTAAGAAAGCTTGGTACGAAAAAGATCCTGAGAAATTTAAAAAATTATATGGCCAGAATTACACTCTTCCTACTCCTTCTAATACTAAGGAATAATGCTTATGCAAATTGTTACGCAGGTTCTTGGGCGTATTATGGACCAGTTTTTGACAGTTTATACGTTAGTCAAGGGACTACTCTTGCGGCTTGTCAGCAGCTTGCGTGCCAAATATATCCTGGTATACCTGAGTGTAGTCAGCCTGTGGAACCTCCTTGTCAAGATATTATTGAATTTCAAAGCCTTGCTTGCCAACCTAATTACTCAGGCGCAATCAATCAAAGTAGGACTAAAACGTGTAGCAATAACCAGTGGACAGATTGGGAAACAACTTCTAACAATTGCACACCGAATCCGCCAACATGTATTGATTCTACTGAAACGAGACAGCTAACATGTCAAGCTGGCTACGAAGGATTATTACAAGAACAGAGAAGTTCAATATGTTCAGATCCGTATGGCTCTCCAACTTGGACCGCTTGGTCAGAAATATACAATACTTGCAAGATGACGGCAACGAACTTAAACAATCCGACATCGCCAATAAGTCCAATAAGTCCAATGAACCCAACCAGTGCGTTGAATCAAGTCACAACTGCACCTATGATTCAGCCAGACCCTGTAATTGTACAGGATATGACTGCATTAACAACGACAACAGAAACACCAACTACTTCGGTAGCAACAGTAAAAAGCGAATCCAGTGGGGGATCATCTTCATCAAGCTCCACAAGTACCAAAACGAAGTCGGGTACAGATAAAAAAGATAGCCTTAAAGGTTTTGATGTACCAAAGGGAAGAGATTTAGTGCCAGGTTTTGGAATTGTAATGTCAATGCAATTTTTAAATGCTGGTTACAATATGCAACAAGAGCAAATGAAAGAATATATTAACTTAATACAGGAACAAGATTATGGCAGACAACAAAATATACTCCTTGAATTTATCAGCGCAAATGATACTGGGGATCGCCTGTTCAGTACTAGTGCCATTGGGTGGCGCAGTATACTACGGGATAACCCTCTTCAACGATTTGACAGGGACGATTGAAGAAGTTAAAAAAATGAGCAGTGTAGAAACAAGAATAATAGTGCTTGAAGATAGGTCACGTTCTACTGAGCGTCAATTAGTTGATGTGATGATGTCTAATAACCGTGCATTAGAAAAAGCAAATGAAGCTTATGGCCGTGCTATTGAAGCTAATAGTGTTGCTAAAAGCACTGCAGATAAAGTTGTAGATACAGTTGCTAATGTTAAAGATGAAATGAAACAACTAAGAAAGGCAATGGTTAATCCATTGAATAACTAATATGCTATCCATCCTCTCTTCAATTCTCGGCTTCGCTACTGCGGGGCTTCCGAATATATTAAGTTTTTTTCAACAAAAAGGAGATCAAGCTCATGAACGCAAAATGGCTGAAATGCAGTATCAACAACAAATGGCTATGGCTGAAAAAGGTTTTATTGCGCAAGAAAAAATAGCTGCTATAGAATTAGAAGGTACTTATGCAGAAACATTCGCACAAGAAAGACAAGCGCTTTATGAACATGATGCTAAATTAGTTCACGATGCATCACCATGGGTTAGGACGCTTAATGCAAGTGTCCGCCCTATTGTTGCTTTCACTTTTGTAGGATTACTTGTATTCATTGATATAGCTGGATTTATATGGGCAATTCACTCAACTGGATTTAGCCGTGAAGCTATGGACGTTGTATTTTCTGGTGATGAAATGAGCATCGTGGCATCTATTATTGGATTCTACTTTGGTGCTAGAACATGGGAAAAGAAATAAGTGAATGTATCAAAAGCTGGTATCGCTCTTATCAAACATCACGAAGGTGTGCGCAATCGTCCCTACCGTTGTCCTGCAAATCTCTATACTGTGGGCGTTGGTCATCTTATCGGGGATGGTAAATCATTGCCTGAATCTTGGAACAGAACTTTTTCACAGGAAGAAATAGATGGAATTCTTAAATCAGACCTCAAGCGTTTTGAGCTTGGAGTACATAAGATGCTACCTAACGTGCCTCTTAGACAACACGAATTTGACGCTATTATTAGTTTTTGCTTCAATTTGGGCCTTGGATGCTTTCAGCGT